ATTCTTTCCAGACTGCAATCCATTCTTCATCGCTTAAATGGTACATTAAATTCCCCTTAACAAGTAAAAGAACACTAACATACAATTATGTCTTATATTAAAAAAGTTGATAAAAATCAAGCATCTGTTGTAAAGGCACTACGAGATTATGGGGCTGATGTACACCTTCTTCACATGGTGGGTAAGGGTATTCCCGACTTATTATGCGCTTATGAAGGACATACTATTTTAATCGAAGTAAAAGATGGCGTAGATAAAGTTTTTACGCCTGACCAATTAAAGTTTATAGCTGGCTGGCAAGGTGGCCCATTACATAGGGTAAATTCATGCGAAGAAGCAATTAATGTATTAAAATTGTACGAAATTTAATCATTCTTTAAATCTATGAGGGGTATGTTTCATATGCTCCATAGAATGACAATTAGGGCATAAAACCTCTAAATTTACCATTTCATTGTTGTTTCTATTGCGGTCTTTATGATGAACTCCCAAAATTTGCGGAAATTCATCAAATCCACATCTTTCACATTTAATCAATAAACCTCTTGCAATCATAGCTTTACGCACAGTTGTAAAACTTGGTTTAAATGTTTCTTTTTTAGTTTTATTTGTACAAGCAATACTGCAATATTTTCTTTTAACGCTTGGAGAATCTAAAAATTCTTTATCACAATGATGACATTTATGTTTTATTGAACCTTTACCAGTCATTCCTTTGGTATAGCATTTTTTTGAACAATATTTGGCTGTTTTGACACGATTAGCTACAACTGTAAAATCTTTAGTGCAAATAATGCAATTTAAATGCACCTTTTCATGCTTTTCTTTATAATGGTAAGAACAAGACCTACTACAAAATTTGAATAATTCAAATCTGTATGGAGGAATTAATACTTCCTTGCTACAATGTAAACAAGGTTTGTATTTACTTAAAATTTGTCTGGTCATTTGGAGGCCTTTATGCCATTAGTAGAATCTGGAAGTAAAAAAGCATTTAAAGAGAATATCAAAACTGAGGCTAAAAGTAAACCTATTAAACAGGCAGTTGCAATAGCTTATAGCGTACAAGACAAAGCCAAAAAACGCAAGAATACACTTGCTTCTGCTTATGCTAAACACATGGCTGGCACAGAAGAAAAAGGCGAAACCAAGAAAGAGTCTAAAAAAGCTGAAATGGGTGAAATGTAATGTTTACTAATAAGTCTGTAGTAGGCCGCCCAAATACAAAGAAGCCTGAAGAAACAGTTAATAGTAAGACTGACATTCTGAATAAGAAGATTAACGATAGACTAAAGCGTAAAGAAGCACTAGCTAAAGCTATGAATAAGCTACATGACGCTGATATTGCTTAAATATGGCTTGGACTGACAAATTAGCTGAACTTTTGCGTCTGAATGACGGAGAACAAGCGTATGTTGGCTATCCACAAATGCAGGTTGGTTTAACAAAGCCACGCCAAGCAGGTTATGCTACAGGTTTTTTAGAGGACGCTACAGGCATGGATTCTATGCAGCCTAAAAACCCTATTACAGACCCTAATTTTGAAGCCTATGAACAAGGCAAAAACACAGGCGAATTAGCCAATATTGCTGCTATGGCTATTTCCCCTGTAGCTTTAACTAGAAAAGAAATTATTGCTAAAGAAATTGAAAATTTATCGCCAAATGCAATAAATATTGCAGGAAAAGAAATACCAGTAACAATGCATCGTATAGAAGCAAAAGAAGGTAATCAATTAGTAAATGTAAACACAAATTTATTTGATAAAGCATTTAAAAATACAGAATGGCAATACATTGGAAAAAATGCTGAAGGCGGTAAACCTGAAAGAATTGCTGGCGTAGAAAAATATTTAGAGTCTGGCAAACCAATGAACGCAAGCAATGTTGTTATAAAAGACAATGGTGCTATAGTATTTGGTGATGGAAGGCATAGATATGCTGTTTTAAGAGATATGGGATTAGGGAAAATACCTATGTCTATGGATATAAAATCAATAGAAAATGCTAAAAAGCATGGTTACATTGATTGATGTTTTACAAGGGGAAATAAAATGGAATTAAATCACTTTCTTACACAAGAAAATGCCAAAAATTACGCAGCTACTAATGACAAACTAATATACTGTCAAGACCTTACAGACTTACCACTTAGAAGCAAGCGGCTTGAAATGTTTGAATATGAAATGTGGATGTACGCTTGCAACATAGGGTTATGTAAGGAAACAGATTAATAAAATTTGTAGTAAACTAAAACCCTTACAAATCAATTACTTGAGGATGTATGGAAATAAAAGAGGTAGAAGTAACAGCGTTAATACCTTACGCTAAAAATTCTAGGACTCACGATGATGCCCAGGTAGCACAAATAGCCGCCAGCATTAAAGAGTTTGGGTGGACTAACCCAATACTTATAGATGGCGACAAAGGCATAATTGCTGGTCATGGCAGATTAATGGCCGCCAGAAAGCTCAAAATGGACAAAGTACCAGTAATTGAGTTAAATGGCATGACAGAAGCCCAAAAGAAAGCCTATGTAATAGCAGACAATAGATTAGCCTTAAATGCTGGTTGGGATAATGCTATGTTGACTATTGAGTTACAAGACTTAGAAGATGAGGGTTTTGACCTATCACTAACAGGCTTTGAAGATTCAGAGTTAAACGCATTATTAAACCCAATAGAAGAAACAGAAGGCTTAACAGATGAAGATGCTGTGCCTGATGTACCTGAAGAACCCAAAACCAAGCCAGGGGACATATATATCCTTGGAAACCATCGGCTTATGTGCGGTGATAGCACTAGCATTGATGCGGTAGAAAAGCTAATGGATGGGCAAAAAGCTGATATGGTGTTTACAGACCCTCCTTATGGAGTTAGCTATCAATCGAACAAACGAGTTAAATCTGAAAAATTTGATGTTTTAATGAATGATGATGTCATACTAGATATTGTCCCTATCATTGAAATATTTTCTAAAGGATGGGTATTCATTTGGACTACATGGAAAGTAGTAGATAAATGGATTGAAAATACCAAAGGATTAGGATTTCCAAGCAATATGGTGGTTTGGTTTAAAGGTGGCGGTGGAATTGGTGATTTAAACAAAACATTTTTTACTGATTACGAAATGGCATTAGTTTGGCATCGTGGTGCTGAATTGTGTGGAAAACGCATAGGAAGCGTGTGGAAGGTTGGTAAAGATGGTGCTAATGATTATGTCCATCCAACTCAAAAACCAGTAGCATTGGCTGAAGAAGCGTTAGATAAAACAACCAAACCAAATCATATTGTTATGGATTTATTTGGTGGCTCTGGTTCTACTATGATTGCTGCTGAAAAAATAGGTAGATTGGCTAGAGTTATGGAGCTAGACCCTAAATATTGCGATGTAATTGTTAAGCGTTGGGAAGATTTCACAGGCAAAAAAGCCGTACTTTCGGAGTTATAAAATGGCTCAAGGAAAACAACATATACCTACAGAAGCCACCCAAGAGCAGGTTAAACGCTTATCAGCGTTAGGTTGCCCCCATGAGGACATAGCCACAAGGCTAAAAATTAGTGCTGATACGCTGGTTAAGTATTACAAAGATGAACTTGACGAAGGGCGTATTGATGCCAATGCCGCTATTGCTGGTACTTTGTTTAGTCAGGCTAAAAAGGGTAATACTGCGGCCGCAATCTTTTGGCTTAAAACTAGGGCAAGATGGAAAGAAACTCAAGTAAATGAAGTAACAGGCGCAGACGGCAAAGACTTTACTATTTCATGGGCTGATGAATAAACCCAATATAAAGCTCTTATATCGCCCTAGAAGCGTTTTTAATGACTTTCATAACCGTAAGGAGCGCTGGGGTGTGGTCGTGGCACACAGGCGCTGTGGCAAAACTGTAGCCTGTATAAATGAATTAATAGTAAAAGCCCTATTAGAGGGCAAAAATGATGGTCGTTACGCTTATGTTGCACCATATTACAGCCAAGCCAAGAATATCGCCTGGGACTACTTGTTAAGATTTAGTAAGCCAGTAATGGCTAAAGCTAATCAATCAGAACTATGGGTGGAACTAATAAATGGCGCAAGGATTAGGTTATTTGGTGCTGATAATGCTGACTCTCTTCGTGGTTTATACCTTGATGGGATTGTCTTAGATGAATATGCAGATATGCGCCCTCGTATTTGGGGTGAGATTATTCGGCCTTTGCTGGCAGATAGACTCGGATGGGCAGTTTTTATTGGAACGCCTAAAGGTCATAACGCCTTCTGGGACATCTATAGCAACGCCATTAAGTCAGACGATTGGTATGCCAAGACTCTAAGGGCTAGTCAAACAGGCTTACTGCCTAAGAGTGAGTTAGATGATGCTGCCAAGTCAATGACGCAAGACCAATACTTGCAAGAGTTTGAGTGCGACTTTGAATCAGCCATTTTAGGCGCTTTCTATGGCAAAGAAATGCGCCAGCTTACTGACCAAGGCAGAATACGAGATGTAGAGTATGACCCTATGTTTCCTGTGCATACAGCATGGGACTTGGG